GATTCTTATTCTACACACCTCTGTCCATCTATCAGTATCTAGTGGGCCAGGACCGCTCTCAATATCCTCAATGGCCTCGTAAAGGATAATATAGTCTCCGTCGTCTCCGAACCATACAGCTCTATCTCCCTCTAAGTAACTTAAATCCGAATTGATTTGTACATTCCCCCACTCAGAATTTATTTCACCCCAGGGGACATTCATCTCTCCCCACTTAGAGAGAGCTAGTCCAGAACTCGGGCTATAAATATTATACAGGGAGAGCAATTGTCTTGCGTCAAATCCGCAAGAGTTTTCATAGACTCCGGAGCAGGAAAGATCAGAGACTTCTATGTCCCCTATCTCATCCTGTTGCCCCGGAGTCAAGCAATTCCCTTGGCCGAAAAGCCTCGCCAAAGTATTAGCGGAACTGGAAGCTATCCATCACGAACGTCATTTCGATCGTGCTGGGGGTACCGGAAGTCCTGTCAACTTGTCCGAAATTAAGCGAGGTAAACTGCGCGTCGGGCACGATAATTCTCCGCGTCCCAAGGGGGCGGGGATCTTCACCACAAGTAACGGGGGTGATGAAAACGGTCACAAATTCGCAACCATGCGACTTCCAGAAGTCCACAATGTCGAAGTGAACTTGGGGGTCGAAGGGGACTGAGATAGTCGCCTCTTGAAGGGTTTTAACACCCTTGAGCTGGAAGACGCGTTGGGTGATGCCGTCAGCGTACTGGGAAGTAGCTGCCGTATCTCTAATACCCGAAAACGAGGTGAAAAAGTGAGACCAGGGAGTGGCTTGTACCCAGAATTGAGACTGAGTCGAGGGGCGAATCTTAAGCATTATTATGCAAGAGTGGAATGGCTGTTGCCTAAACAGCTTTCAACTATTACATGAAGTAAGGAGCGAATGAAGACCAGTATCCTGTCTTTTCAGGATCAAGGACAACACATTCACGATGCAATACTGCCCTATTTAACCGGTAGGACTTACTGTAAATGCCGATAAGCGTGTTGATCTCGTCTTGCGAAAATTCCTCCTCGCGCATTATTTTCTGCTCGTAAGTAGTCATTTCAATCCGATAGTGATTAGCCGTTCCATAATGTTCGTTCGAACCGACACCAGGGATATTTCTCACCTCTTCGAGCAGGCGTTTTGTTGTGAAAACGATATCGCCGGGTGTAGTATGCTCGTCGATGTTAAGTTTGGAAGTTTCGGAGTCCAGACCACTAATACCTGTGCTGATGCGTTCCCAGCCAACCTCGTCCAATCCACCCTGATTAAATCTTTCCGCAATTTTTTTAGATACCTTATCTCTGACCGTCTTGTCCTTAAGATCGCCGGACTCATCAAACTCGGAAAAGTCGAGGTTATCGGCAGACACGTAGTTGTTGCGCGAAACGAGTTGGCCGAGTGTCTTTTCGCCCATAACCAGAGGTTCCGGCTCGTCCTTTTTCTGGTGAACAATGCCCTTAGGAAAGGCTCCTGGTTGAGATTCCGACATTCCCGGCATCATTCCATCCATGCCGGGTACTTCGCCTTTTTCAAGAGACGGGATTTCAAGCTTGTCTCTGACCCAGTCCAAGTCAGAGATTTGGTATCCCAAGGCCTGGAGTTGTGACATTATCTGGACAACTTTTACCGGATCTTCGCGCTGTTCAAGGTCTTCGAAGTTCCGACGCAGCCGGGGGATCGAAGATCCCGGATAGTTAAGTTCTACAATCCAACGTACAAGAGTAGCGTTTAACGTCTCGTCAATCTGCTCGCTGAATGCTTTCGCTTTGCGCATTCGAACACTGTCCGCCACGTTATCCCTAGCGTAGCTGCCGACTGATCCTGTGTCCTGTCCTACTGTCGACTCACCGTTAATAAGAAAAGAGATCTGCCTATCAATATAACTTATAATATTCTCGTACATTTCTGGTCTTCCTTCTCCCCCGCTTAGCCAATCGACATCCATTTCGTCTGGTATTACAATAGCGGTTTCTTGACCAAGCCTTTGTAACGCGGTGAACAACGATTTAACCTCTTCTTCGGGTGTGCCCAGGCTGAATTTGCCTACTGCTGTTGGGGTTGTATGCTTATCTGCGTATTGAAGCCAGAAACTCATCAAAGTACGCCGGAATTCTACTAACGAATACAACTGACGCCCTAGTCCTGTACCATAAGGGTCCATGTTATTACTATACGCCCAGTGCCTGTGAATGACCATGCTGCGCATGGGGATCGGAAGGCCTTCTACAGGAGATTGTATAGTGATTACTCTAGGACTGATAGACCCGTCTTCATTAAGGACGAACTGGAACCGGCGCGGATCTCGTATCTTGATCTCGGCGGGGACAACGTAGCCCCCTTGACGCATCCAGCAAATCTCGCCAATACTTATACCGAGTATTAACGATTCGCACATTCCTCGTACGAAAGAGTCAAAGCCGGAGTTAGAAGTAGCGAGCATGTCGCGCCCCCTGGTCTGCCGGGTATTCGTCCCGAGGTGGTAGATAGTTTGACGTACGAATTCCGCGATTTCCTCGTCCTTGTCAGAGTCGGAAGCCGGAAACACTTCCCACTTGCGTTGTATAATCTCGCCAACAAGCTTCTCCCACGCACTTATAACCGCACTGTCATTAAACAGCCGGGTATAAGACTCGATGGCGCGTGGGCCGCCTCCACCCTCCTCGATAAGGATGTCGTCCCGCCTTGGCAGGATAGTACCGGCTAAGACGGACGGAAGACCTCCCCACGTGTAAGGATCTGATAAATAACCTCCCACATTTCCCTGACTCAGGCTCAGGTTGTAGAGGCGGTCGTTATAGCCAGTTTTTACTATACGCTTTTTGTCGGTAGGCTGATCTGCCATTACAAAGATCTATTCTTCTTTCTAGCCTTCAACGAATTTTCAACCCCTAGGGTCTTTGGATTTAAACACAACATCCAGATTCATAATCGCATCGTACAACGCTTCTCGGTCCATGCCTCCTCGCTCGTACATGTCAATCACCTCTTCCGCGCCGTCTAGATATACGCCAGAACTCCCGTCGGTCAAGATGTTTATGCCGTCCACGCCTTTTGCGCGACTCTCATTCTCGTCTGAATGCTTCTTAGATCTTTTTGCCATTGTTTCAGGTACTCCGGTAAGTGTTGGTGGCAGCTTTGTTTCCAATTAGCGTGACTGGAAAACTCGCTTGGGGGATTATCAGGAAAATTCTTCCTCAAAAGCTTTACACCAGCCTCAACAAAGTTTTCGTTGCAGTTGCCATAAGCTTCTTCGAGAAGGTCGAGTTCGATATACGGGTAGTGTTTTGCAAATTCTGTAAACAAGGGTGAGTGGATAATCCGTTTGGATTCTGTAACCGTCAAGGAGTTTATTTTATCTTGTACGATTCGGGAATCGAAGTCGGGGATCAGAGAAATCGCGTCAAGGACTTTGCCCGGGCCGTGCTCGTCGATCAAATCTGCAAATATCCTGTTAACAGCGGTCAAAGATACTTTGGCATCTTTGGCTTCCGGCCAACGCTCAAGCCGTTTACCACACCAGGATATTGATATAAGGTCGGAGTACAAGTCCGGGATTTCAATCCCGGGTAAGGTTGAAGTGTATTCTTTGGCGCCTTTGCGGACGCTGCTTAAGGCGATAAGTCCTTGTTCCTTGGGTTGGCATTGTCCGTGCGAGGTTTCTGAATTGAAGTCGGAGACCCCGGACTCCTCCTGCTTAAGACTCCTGCTCAGGAGCAGCATTTCCTTCTGGTGACGGTGGGTCTCCAGCGTCTTCCACTTGTCGTGTGCGATTAGTTCTCGGATGATTTCCAGATCCACGGAGGTTTTGTTTTACAATGCCGACAATGTCCTTGTACGACCAGCAATATTCTACCGCGCTCAGGGAGCCCGGGGGGATCCGGCCCGAGTCGACCCCACGGTACATAAGGGCACCCAGCTCGGTCTGCAACGCTTTGCCAGGCTCGTCGTAAACCGCCAGCTTGAGGGCTTTGTCCAGGGCGAGGTGGAGGTAGGCCAGGGTGACGTGATCGTACCCGCAGAAGATGGTGTAGTCGGCCTGCGGCAGCGCTTTGAACCCACTTGTCAAAGTGCAAGTTTTCACGTCAACACCTTCAATCTCTTTCAAAACACCTTCGAGGTGTTGAATCATTTTACCAAGGCTGGGCTCTAAGCGAGTTTTTTCCGTAAACAGCAAGGAGACTTTGTATGTCATAGGATTAATCTAATCTCACTAAGGACTTTCAACGGTTTTTCGTTGAAAGCTCGGGAGAAGAGCGTAGAGTCTTGACGATTACAGTCAGAGAGAAGGTTGATGCTATTGTTTCCCGTGCCTTTGACCGGTACGGCTACTTCAGCCCGAACATTAATAGAAATAAGTTCTTTGATATTTGCGTAGAAATTGTTCTTGACGTAAGCGATTTAATTGACTCTGGGAAAATCCCCAACGCGAAACTTTTAAAAGGTGAGATTGTAAGGTCGTTGTACGCGTTAGACTTTGATAGGGATAAAATTTCCTCCATAATAAGTTATGTTTTTGATGAAATAGTTAAAGAGACAAGCCTTGTCAGGGAATACAGGACTTATGAAAAACTTGTACTAGAGGCGGTTGAGGACTATAAATCGCTTTTTAGGACGGGAATAGTAGAGTATTTGAATGGACTAGAGCAATATCGAGTTTCCGGCCTGATAACAAGGCCGAGGAATAAAAAGTTTTTCCCCGTTCGCGAAAGCTTTGAGAATTCCCGCCTTAAAGATAAGTTTTCCACCGTTTTCAGCTCCAGATTAAAAGATAAGACGGATGCGATAACCCGTGCGGTATTTGAGATTAATAATATTACTTCCGATTCAGACGTTTTAGATTACGAGCTACCCGGCGACATTGATACCGACTTGTTAACAGCTACTTTTTTCGGAGGTGGCAAGAAAATATATCAAGATGTTGTTAACTTGTTTAATATTGGTAGTGAATTTGGAGGGTATCAGGGGTCGTTTTCCGGGGCTGTCGATTACCAGTCCCGGTACTACGGATACGTGATGGCTGTCTCGTATGGGAGAAAGACGGAATTTCTGAACGAGGAATTTGGGGACTTTGAAAAAGTCTTCGAACAGCAAACTTTGCAAAATAACGAGATACCGGGGCTTAAGTTCTTAGAGCCGATGTTCAGGTTCAAAGATGGTAACAATACAAATCCTTTGGTAGACAAGTTCAAAGATGGAGTCAAAGATCGATATGTTGCCGGGGTTATAAACGAAAATGAAGTCGATTTTGTAAAACTTACCCTCGAATCTATTTACATATCTTGTCTTAAGGTCGGCAATTCGATCTACGATAAAAGTTCTTTGCAAATGGATATATTGTCCAGGGTATTTCCATCTTCCCCCGCTTTGTACAAGTCGGATAGGGGGATTACTGGGGGAATATATACCCTG